GTCCTACACCGATTTCCTCACCGGCAAGGCCGACAGCTTGGCGGTCGAGCTGGAAGACACCCAAGGCAAATGGCGCGATCAATGGTACCCAGGCCACGGCGACAGCTTGGAACTGTCCATTGGCTGGGAAGGCCAGCCCCTGCGCGCCCTCGGCCGTTTCGAGATCGACGAACTCGAACTCAACTGCCCACCCTCGACCATCACGCTGCATGGCTTGGCCACCGGCATCAAAGCGGCGCTGCGCACCACCCACCATCACGCCTACGAAAACACCACACTGGCCGCCATCGCCCAGCAGATCGCCACGCGCCAAGGCTTACAGCTGATCGGCAACATCCAGCCGATCCCACTCGACCGTGTAACCCAGCAAGACGCCAACCTGACGTTCCTGCGCAACCTGGCCGCCGAGTATGACTACGCCTTCAAAATCACCGGCCAGCGCTTGGTCTTCCATGCCATCAGCGAACTGACCAACAGTGCGCCAGTCGCAACGCTGATGCTCCAGGACTTAAGCCATGTGAACCTGCGCGACCAAATAAAAGACGTCCCCCAAGCCATCGAACTCAAACACCAAGACCCCACCAGCAAACAACTGATCACCTACAAAATCGAGAACGGCGAAACCGTCGCCACGCCCAGCAGCCTCAGCAAAACCACCACCAGCGGCGACACCCGAAAAAGCCGCCAACGCAGCGCCTCGACCGAAGCGGCCAAAGCCAAAGCCAACGCCGAACGGGCCAAAGCCAACCGCGAACGCACCACCGGCAGCTGGACGGCCATGGGCCAACCCAACCTGGTCAGCGGCAACGTCATCAACCTGGCCGCAGCCGGCCAATTCGGCGGCCGCTACCTCATCACCTCATCCCACCACCGCATCATCCGTACCGGCGGCTACACCGTCGACAAACACATCTGCCGCGTCCGCACGCCCCACCAAGAGCCAACCCCATGAGCATCGAACTGGCCTACGGCGAAGTCAGCGCCATCGACTACCTAAGCTGCCGCATCCGCGTCCGCCTCGACGACCGCGACGGTCTGCAGACCTATTGGCTCAATACTCCCCAGCGCAATACCCAAGGCACAAAGCGCCGACCGCTCATGCCCGAACTGGGTGAACAGGTCGCGGTGCTGCTCGATGCGGATGGGGTGGGTGGTGTGTACCTGGGCGGAATCTACTCAACCGCCGAACCGCCACCGGTGGCGGATGAAGACACCGATTATGTGCGGTTTAGTGATGGGACGGTTTCGACCTACGACCGTGCTGCGGGGGTGATGACGCTGGATTGCGTGGGGGCTTTAATCGTGAAGTGCGGGCGGGGTATCAGGGTTGAAGCAGCAGAGCCGCTGGTGGTGAAGGCACCTTCGGCGACGTTGGACATCCCGCAGGTGATGTTGAATGGCGACCTGCAGGTTAACGGAAATGTGAATGCAACAGGGACCGTGATGGATGTTGGTGGAAACTCTAATCACCACCATCACTAGCTAGTAGTTTTGGCGCATCGCGTCTTGCTATCGCTTCCAGAGCACCTGCCGGTAAGCTGTTGAAGCGTTCGTCTACTTGCTTAGGACGACTGATCAGTTCTTCTACGATGAGATTGATCATCTCAAACATCACCGTGACGTGATCAGGATTCTCCTCTAGGGATATTTCCCCAGGATGTACCGCATGATTTCCGGTGACTCGGACAACGTCAAAGGCCTGCTGGATTTTTGGATTAAGACCCTTCTGTACCAACATACCGATATCATCATCAACCTTTCTTCCCCTTCCACCCAACGCTATACATAGTTTTTGGAGACATAGCCGAAGCAATGCTGCTGCCCCTCGAGGAGACCGACCAGATATCTCGCGGGCTTCTTCAAAATCCACCTTGCAGTCCGGTGGAAGGTCGACGTGAGCGACAGGCGCAGCAGCGGTTGAAGGCAAGACCAATCGGCCAGTCATGGGCGGCTCGTCCTCAAGATCCGTTTCGGTAGTGTTCAGCCATAGACTGTTTTGACCGCAATGGTCGCAAAAACACAACTGGAACACGGACAGCCTGAATCCATTATGAGGACGGGTCCACAGTGGAACCCAAGTCATTGATGTGAGTACCGAACAAAACATGCAGGTGAAAGCTTTGGCATGGAAAGTGGGAGCTACATACTTAGACATCTGGTGGGCATCCTGAATGCGAGAACAACGTGGATAGTAGCTAGATTTCTCGACGCTTGGCTTCCGGTGTCAGAGCTCGGATCGCTTCCAGTTCCTTTTCCTCTGTTATGCAGTGACGAACCGCCATGTTCAATAAACTGAAAAGCGCGAGCGCAACGTCTGGGGTGTCGTTGAGATTCACCGTTCCAGGATGTACAGACTCATTTCCGAAGATACGAATGGTGTCAAACGCCTTCAGCACGCGGCTGGGCAGCCCCTTGTCTACGAGCTCGCCAATCTGTTTATGGATGTCGCCTTTTTTGCCAAGAAGCTCTTGGCAGAGCTTCTGCACGCATAGACGCAACAAGGCCGCCGCCGCACGAGGAGAGTGAGTAAAAACCAATCTAGCCTCTTCAAAATCAACCTTTACATCCGCAGGCATATCATCCTCAGCCTGAGGTGCAACGCACTCAAGAGGAAAGATGAGAGTTTGACGTCCTCCCAGAAGCCCTTGCATCGGTAACTCAGCCCTAAACCGGCTTATATCCTCCACATCATCAATCCACACACTCGGTTTGCTGCAAGCGGCGCAGATCGAAAAAGCTACAGAGGCGTATTCATTCCTATTCAGGAGCAAACTATTCCACTCCATACCCGCGAAAGCACCGCATCGTGGACAAGCAAAACTTTCCTTTTTGTAGCCTGGCGTAAGATCTACTTTACTCATTTTTCCCAGCCTATCATCCCTATAATTTCTCTAATTTAACCTGTCTTGGTCTCTAAACTCGATTAAAAGTCGGCATAGATTAAATCTCTCACTATGGGCTCATGACGAAGCCCATTCCCCACACCAGCATTACCGCCGCCCACTGGCAGCCCACCCTCGGAACCTCCGGCGAGGTGGTCCAGGGCCTGCGCGACATCGACCAGGCCATCCGCATCATCCTCTGCACACCCAAAGGCAGCGATCCCCACCGCCCAGAGTTTGGCAGCAACCTGCACCTGTACCTCGATTGGCCCACTAACCGCATCACACCGCACCTGGTGCGCGAAGCCATCGACGCGGTTCGCCAATGGGAACCCCGCGTTTCGGTGGTTCAAGTGCAAATCCAGATTCACGCGGCGCAGGTCACCGTGCGGGTGCAATGGCGCGTCGCCGGTGAAATACAGCAGTTGACCGAGGTGCCTTATGCGCGAGTTGCCTAAACCCGAATTCATCATAATAAACCCCGCCGCGCTGGAAGCTCAGTTGATCGCACGTTACGAGCAGAAGTCGGGCAAAACTTTGTACCCGGCCCAGATCGAGCGGTTATACATCGACCAAATCGCCTACGCGGTGTCCCGGTTGCAGATGAGCATCCAGCATGCCGGTGAGCAACTGCTGGTGCGATTCGCCCGCGGCCCGATCCTCGACTATCTCGGTGAACTGGTCGCCACGCCAAGGTTGCTCGCCCAGGCCGCCCGCTGCACCGTGCGCTTCACCATGCCTGCGGCCGTAACGCAGCGACTACTGATCCCAATCGGCACTAGGGTCAGCACCCAAGACGCCAAGCTCACGTTCATCACCGATCGGGACGTCGTGATGGCTGTCGGTCAAAACCAAGTCACCGTCACCGCAACCTGCACAACCGTCGGCGAACACGGCAACGGCTGGACCGCCGGACAGATCAGCGTCCTCGGCAACTCACCAGCGCCGGGCCTGACCGCAAGCAACACGACGGTCACCGCCCACGGTGCTCAAGATGAAGACGATGACCGCTACCGCGAACGTATCATCCTGGCCCCCGAAGCCTTCAGCAACGCAGGCAGCCGCGCAGCCTACCGCTACCACACGCTGGCCGTGCACCAGTCCATCGTCGACGTCGCTGTGCAGGGTCCAGACGAAGGCCAGCCAGACGGCCACGTCGCGCTGTTCCCACTGACCACCTCGGGTCTACCAGCGGCCGATCTGCTCCAACGCATCGAGAACCAGATCAGCGGCGAAAAACTCCGCCCTCTATGCGACACGGTCAGCGCGCGGTCACCTGTCGAGGTCACCTATCAAATCAAGGCCAACATCACGTTTTATGCCCACGCCGACCGAAGCGTCGCCATGGCTACCGCGAAGGCTGCAGCCCGAACCTATGCCGACGAATGCCGCGCCAACCTCGGCCGCGATTTAGTGCCAGAACAACTCACCGCGTTGCTGCAGGTAAGCGGCGTATACCGCGCTCATCTATTGCTACCGCCAGCCCCAAAGGAATTGCAGGGCAACGAGTGGGCAAACTGCTCAGAGATACAACTGATCGACGCCGGGGTGGCACATGACTGACCACCCACTACCGCCTCCATTGGCCGGCGATGAACGTTTCACGCTGCTGTGTGAGCTACTTAATCAAGCCCTGGATGACCTCGACTTTAACGTGATGTTGGTCTACCTGATCGATCTGGTGAAACCCTCGCTGCTTCCAATCCTGGCCGACCAATTCTCACTCCTAGACGAAGCCGCCTGGCAGTTGGCTGAATCCCAAGAAGCCAAACGCAAGTTGATTAAAGCCGCCGGTGAATTGCACCGCTACAAAGGCACACCGTGGGCGATCCGCGAAGTCATCCGCCTGCTGGGCTTCGGCGAAGTCAGCCTGCTGGAAGGAATACACGCGCAGCCAATCAACGAGCCTTCCACCTGGCCGCTGTACCGGGTCGTTCTAAAACGCGTCATCACCAACGATCAAGCGGTGCTCGTGCGCCGCTTACTTCTTTCGGTCGCCCCAGCGCGCTGTCGCCTGGTGTCGCTCGACTATCAATCCGTCGCCATCCGCTACAACGCAGTCGCGTGCTACGACGGCCAATACAACCATGGGAGCAGCTAATGGCCGATTTACCCGAGTCCCAGCAATGGGCCCCAGGTGTCTACCAACTCGAAACCTCCGATCCCGTACTAGGCGGGCCGGACGGCATTTCGAATCAACAAGCCAAGCAATTGGCGAACCGAACGAGCTGGTTAAAGAAAAAAATAGAGTCTTTCCTCGACGGCTCCGGCATTGCCTTTGCGAACATACGGGATGCAGAAAAAGGAATCGATACCAAGAAACCGATGAATGCGCTCAGAGTATTCCAAGCGATCGGCGCCAAAGTCATTCAAGCGACGATAGTGACTCCGGGAATTGCACGGATCGCTTCTTATTCCGATGTCACAAAAGGGATCGATCACCGCACAATAGTTACGCCACATAGCCTCACAGCCGTGTTTCCGTTTCGTGGTCGGCAGGTCTATAAAATGCCGGGGGTCTACACCTGGGAAGTACCTTCTGGAGTATCCAAAGTTTGGGTAGAGGTTATCGGCGCCGGCGGCGGTGGAGCGCGACTTGCAACCCTCCCAGGTCCATCCGGTGGCGCTGGGGGCGGCATAGCTCGAAAACTTTATGATGTCAGTGACAAAGCTTCGGTGGCAGTCACGGTGGGCGCAGGCGGTATTGGCGCTTTGGTCGACGGGCGAGAGGGTACTGCTGGCGGCACTTCATCATTCGGGACTGCCATAGCGGCCACGGGCGGCGGTGGCGGTTTAATCGATGCAAATGGCCAGCGCGGGGGAATCGGGTATGGCGGGGACGAGAACCACACTATCGGAATAGCCGGTCACCCTGTTGCCGCTGCTGCCGCCGGTCCCGCATTTCTCGGCGGCGCTGGCGGTGGCGGATCGTCACCTTCTTCATGGGAAGACGATGTAAAAGCTATAACACCGGGACACGGCGGCGGGGGACGAGGCGGCAGCGCCGCCCCCGATGGCGCAGATGGACAGGTGACCATTCAATGGTAACGAATACATGGGCACGAATAGAAAACGCAACGGTCGCTGAAGTGACAAGCATAGACCCGCAAGACAGATTCCCTCCGTCTCTCGTATGGATAACTTGTCCCGACGAGACGCAACCAGGCATGCGGTACCTGGATGGGATTTATACGGTGAAGTGTGAAGCGCCGATTGATCATGCCGCGCACATAGCCCGCGTGCGCTACCAACACGAAACAGCAGGCATCACCATAGACGGCGTGACTATCGATACCCACCGCGACAGCCAAGCATTAATCACCGCTGCGGCGTTATCTGCCGTCATGGACCCGACTTACTTGTGCATTTGGAAAGCACGAAGCGGCCCAGCCACATTGACGGCAGCGCAGATAATCAACATTGCCACCGCCATACGAGAGCACGTCCAGACCTGCTTTGATCGGGAGTGCCAACTACTAACTGCGCTGGCCGAGGGGACTTATACAGTCGACATGCTCGACCACGGCTGGCCGGCGGTCCAAGAGGCATAACCATGCAGGAAATTCGCTGTGGCGAGTGCCACCGCAAACTCGCCACCGTCCGCAGTTTCATCGAACTACAAATCAAGTGCCCGCGCTGCCGGACACTCAATCATCTGAAGGCCCCGAGCCTCCTATCCGAATGCCCTGAGCATCTGCCCAACAAAGAGCAGACATGCCCCAGCCCACCATTGGAAGCCTGTTCGCAGGCATAGGAGGTTTTGATGTCGGATTCGAAAACGCAGGCTACCGAACCGCCTGGCAAGTGGAACTCAACCCCACCAATCGGGCTGTCCTTGCCGATCGATTTCCTCACGCCACCCAATTCGAAGACGTGCGCCACTGCGGCGCCCACAACCTCAGCCCCGTTAACGTCCTCACCGCCGGATTCCCCTGCCAAGACATCAGCATCGCCGGCTCCAGACCCAACAACAAAGACACCCGAGGCCTGCGCGGCCAACGAAGCGGCCTATTCTGGGAAGTCATACGAATCCTCAAAGAGACACAACCTCGCTGGGTGGTGCTTGAGAATGTCGTTAACCTGCTCGCTATCAACGATAGCCAAGACTTTGAAACAGTCATCGGGGCCCTTGCGCAATGCGGGTATGTGGGATGCTGGCGAGTGCTTAATGCTCAATATTTCGGAGTCCCCCAGCAACGTCGTCGCATATTCCTGGTCGCAGGTCATCGACGAATGCCCCCCATCGAGCTGCTGGCTGACGCCGCGCCAGTGGAAGCAATACCTCCAGCGTCTGGCAAGGTCCCATGGCCACGGCCCGCGGATGCATGGGCTGCCAATACTCTATTGGCAAACAAAGCAGGCTCACAAATCGCTATGGGCTGTACAACTTTCATCGCTCACCCGCACCGATGGAATCAGATGGCTGAGCGGCAGCGAACGTCTGAAGATGATGGGCTTTGCCTCGGACTGGATGCGGCCAACCTTGCAGAAGCTTTCGCTGCCGGAAACGCCGTCGTTACGCAAATCGCGCAATGGATTGCCGAAAAGCTAATGAAGGCAGGCTAACAACCAAGGCAGCGGGGAAATCGTCCCCGCTGCCAACCCCACCTCAACTTCCGAAATTCCCTTGCACCACACGCAAAAAACCTAAACCCTATTTACCTCGCCCCAGCGCCCAGACTTTTCGCGCTCGGCATCATGAGGGGGACTGTTGGGTTTGGGTATAGCCTTTTGGACGAGGCGGCCTGAGAGCCGGCCTGTCTCTTGCGGTCGTACCCCAATCCCATTGTAGGAGCGGGCTTGCTCGCGAAGGCGGCCTGACAGCTGGTCTTGTTAATCGAGTACATATCCATTCCTGCGGTAACGGCCACTTAGGGTTTCGCTCTTACAGCGAGTCACTTTCGAAAAGCGCGAAAGTAACCAAAGCGCTTTTGCCCCACCACTCGGTGCCTCGCTTAGGCTCGGCATGCCCTCACTCCGGCCTTGCTCCGTGGGCCCGCCGCGATGGGCCATCCATGGCCCTGCGCGGCTATCCCGGCATCCATGCCGGAATGCCCACTCCACAATGCCTGCGTTCGGCCATCGTGGTTAACGGGGCGCCCGAGATCAACGTCCACCGCGAGGCGGCCTAACAGCCGACCTGCCTCTTGCGGTCGTATTCCAATCCCATTGTGGGAGCGAGCCTGCTCGCGAAGGCGGCCTGACAGCCGACCTGTCTCCTCCGGTCGTACCCCAATCCAAGTGTGGGAGCGAGCCTGCTCGCGAATGCGGCCTAACAGCCGACCTGACTCATGCGGAAATAAACCAATA